CTCATCATTAGAGGGAAAGGCGGGTTAGGCCTAACCTTAACATTTACATGTTAAGTCGCACCGTACCGTCCAATCGCAATTTATTGCGATAATCGACAGCAACCCCATCGATGATGGAGTCGTTGAAAATAGCATCATTAGCCTCGATAACTGAAGTCGGTATGAACACCGATTTCTGCTTCATGCGCGTCCGCCCTCTAATCTGGTATCCATCGGAAGATGGCTGCCAATGTTGAGAGAGAACCGCGCGTTGATAGTCAAGATATCGAAACTTTTGAGCTACCTCGATCGGCATATTTACGAAGTACCCATCCCATTGGTCTCGCTGCCGCTTGACCCACTCGGAAGAGTGGGAGGCGACGGTGAGATTGCTGGTGTAGGGCCCTTTTGCTTGATGCCGGGACGGTAAGCGTTTTGCAAGTTGCCCACGAAATCGTAGAAGACGATAATGGCTAACGCCAGTATCGCGACTACGACTAGCGAGTAAACCAACTTGGTTAACGAGTCGAAGAGTTCCTTGAACACTTAATGGGTCCTTCCAATAAATCGGGGTAACAAGTACCCCCAAGAAGTAATCGCCACCGCAGGATTCCCGAAAGGGGCCTGAGATGAACGTTTTCTCCTTGTTTGTTGTGAAACCCAGGAGTGCCAGGGTATCAATGACTTCTTGAGCGTTCGACCGTGGGACGATAATATCGTCGCCATATATGGAGACATCGTCCCCACATATACTTCTTGCCACTGCTAGGAAGATTAGACTTTCGATTTCGAAAGTGTAACCATTGCCCATCGACGAGAACTTCTCATTCTTAACCCATTCTCCTTCAACGAAGGCGTAGGGGGAGCGAGAAAGCTCAAGTAGACGGACTAAACTAGCAGGCAGGAGCTGTCGAACTAACTCAAGACTGACGCTATCGCTCGCGGAGGCGAGATCAATGGTTGCGTAGTGGTTCGTTATCGAACCGACTTTCGCTAACCGCTGATTCTGGGTTTGATCGTTAAGATTGCACCCAGACCTCTTTAAGCACTCTCGTATCATCGC